ATTTTTAAAAGTTTTCTATTTTTTTCTATTACTATAGTTAAATATAGCTGTTTTGGTGAGTTTTGGGTAGAGACTATCTAATCCCCCTATTATAAATAAAGAGATTAGCCTCAATTCCCATATAGCTGTTTCGGAGCCTGTTATTATGGTAGGGTAATCTTTTCTGTTACTAGCTCAATTACCTTCGACTTGCTTCTGACTGTGTAACTCATCCCCTTCTAGTAGTCAATTCTTAGTGCTATACGCTAGAAGTGTTTAACCAACCCATATAGCGCAGTAATATTACTAAAAATAAATATTGTATGCAATAATAATTAATTGAATGTATATTATTTTAATGGAAATCAAAAAGATAAAAGGTGTAGAACACAGGCTATATGATAGTCATGAAGAGTTTTGTGCCTTTCAGGGTGCGTTAACACCTAAACCTGACTGGCGTAAGGCTAATGAGGGTGATTGGGTTTACACAGATGACCATTATGTAGTGCAAATCCTTAAAGTATACTACATTACAGTCCCCAACTCTAAAGAAAAACGTAAGTGTGTGCGCACAATATGCGGTAGTTTTGTATGTAAGCAGAAAAATGCGCAGATATTAGGAGAAAATGGCGTTGCAGAGAACATATATAC